GACCTGTTATATAAACCAGCCGACCTATTTTGACGTATGAGGTATTGCTAAAAGAAGCAGATATACCAGAGGCCGATGCGCTCCAAGTACCTTCCTCATAATCATCCAGCTTATTAGCTGTACCAGTACCACCTATAAAAGCACCACCGCCCAGATAGATATCTTTATACCGATAGCTTGCAGCACCTAGATCGTTGGTATTATCAACTCTCGTTGAGCCACCGCTGGTTGGGTTTTGATTGACACCATTAAACATTATTCCGCTGTCTTCACTGCCGAAATATGTTGCTCCACCTAGCGTACCAATTGTGCCAACATCAGAGTTATTTGATTTTAAATCAATAATATCTCCATTCGCTGCTGCAATACTTATTGTAGTTTTTGCAGTAAACACTGGGGTATTTAAATTTATCGTTTCATTTGAACTGGTTGAGGAATCTAATGTTACTCCACCGCCTGCGCTGTTTTTAATAGTAATTGGCATAATAGTTCCTTAAAGAATGACCCACGTTGAGCCGTTTGTCACGGTTACTGTGTAATTATTATTAACAGTCACAGGCCCGACTGTACTACCGTTTTCGTTGCCTGCAAAAGTGATGTTTTCGGCTATAACTTTAGCATTAGTCCTGATTATAGAATCAGTGCCTAAACTTGGGCCACCTCCACCAATTTCACCCCATCCTGCTGCGGTATAACCTTCAAAACCAGCTGTCGTGGAGTTATAACGTAATCGACCTACTGCCGTACCGCTATCACGCTGCGCGGTACTTCCTTGAGATACTTGAAGAGAGCCTGTTGATGTATTGGTAACATTACCCGTTAATTGCCCACCTGCTAGGGGTAAATAGACTCCGCTAGATGAACCTGTACCACCATTGGCCACTGGAAGTACACCAGTAACTTGGGATGTTAGATTAACACCTGACAATGTACCGCCAAGTGTTAAGTTACCTGTAGTAGTTACAGTTCCAGAAAGTGATATACCGTTTACTGTTCCTGTGCCACCAACCGAGCTTACTGTTCCAGTGCTACCGCCCGTTGATGCAATCTGAGTGACTGCACCGCTAGAGTTCTTAAAGAACAATTTACCATCATTGGTGTTGATCGCTAACTCACCATCTGCTAATTTTGCAGCCGCAGGAACAGCTGACGCAGTCGCTGTGCGATATAGTTGAATCGGTGTGAATCCTGTTGCAGCCATTTCAGCCTCCGCTAAGTGTTAAGAATAACATTAAAAAGTACCGCCAGAAACACCTGTAGTAGACAACCATGTTGTACCGTTTGATGTTAGTATGTTTCCAGAGGTAGATGGGGCAAGAACTTGAACAGCAGAAGTACCATTGCCGAGAATTACGTTGTTGGCAGCTAAAGAAGTTGCCCCAGTGCCACCATTGGCTACCGGTAATGTGCCTGTGACACCTGCGGTCAAGCTTACATTGGTTAGCGTATTATTGCTTCCGTTTATCGTTTTGTTAGTTAATGTGTCAGTAGATACGCGACTCACTAAAGTTGAACTAGATCCTGCTGGTAGAAGCATTTCATTGGTAACAGAAGCCGAATGCGGTTGTGCTGTAATTGTCTGACCATGACTATTTGCTGAACAATTTAGCTTAATTGCACCTTCATTTGATCCACCACCTCTAACCACTATCGTTTGAGTAGCTGGGTTGAACTGCATATCACCACTGGCAGTGCTTGTTATACCGCTCAACACTGGAGTAGTAAGAGTCGGGCTGGTGTTAAGAACATTGGCCCCAGATCCTGTCCCAGTAGTAACACCCGTACCACCATTACCGACCACAAGAGTACCTGCAAGGGTGATATCGCCTGTTGTTCCAGAACTAGGAGTTAATCCAGTAGATCCTCCACTAAAGCTGGTAACTGCAGATGACACAGCGGTCTGCCAAACAAATGCACTACCATTCCATTTCAAGAAAGTGTCGGCGCTTGAAGGTGCGACTATGAATCCGCTGGAGTTAGCTCCAGTGTTATAAACTATTCGGTTGGCTGCGCCACCTGCTACGTTTGCTATCTGGGTTAGGTTAACGGCACCAGTTTGTCCGTTTACTGATACTACAGTGTTGGATTGGTCTAATTTCTGCCATACTGTGCCATTAAACACAGCCCAGTCGCCAACCTGCCAATCAGTTATACCATTTAGATTAGTGTTTCCTGCAACGCTAGTTATATAATAATGCCCGTTTGTTCCTGTACCTGACGATAAAGTTGGGTTATTGGTTGATGCATTCCAAGCACCTTGATAAGTTAACCCTGTGGTAAAGGCAGTCGTTGTTACGCCAGTAACCACGCCTTTAGCGTTAACTGTAACAACTGGTATTAAGCTGGCCGATCCGTAAGTTCCAGCGGTCACTCCAGACGCTGGAAAATCAGCACTAACTAATGAGCGGAAAAGAGTTGCGGCATTTGCTCCAGAAGCTGGACCTGCGTAAACCAAGTTTGCAGGTTGATCCGCTACGATTAGTGCAGATCCCCACGTTGGTGTACCTGAGCCGCCTGAAATTAATACCTGACCATTTAAACCTGCTGGACCTAGGGCTATTTGATTACCACCGCCATAGGCAATGCCGCCCGGAACAGAATTATTAGCTCGGCCTGTACCACCTTGATTAATAGGCAATGTGCCGTCAATCTGATCAGCACTGCTTAAATCTACAGGAGGATGTCTATGATCACCTCTGGATAGTTCATTTGAAGAACCTGCTGATCCACTAGTAGTCCCAGTCAATGGCGCAGTATCTTCAAAATCTGCGGTTAAAGTGACATTAGCGTTAAGGTTACCACCGCCTTCTAAACCAGCCCCAGCAATAACCTGCCTACTTGTAGGAACACCTACAACAGTCGCAGGCACTGTACTAACCCCTGTGATCCTTCCAGTAGCGTCTATAGTAACAACGGGTATATTGGTGCCATTACCATAAGTTCCAGCTGTAGCGCCACTAGCGGCAAGCTGAGTAGTTCCTATACCGCCATTGGCGACACTCAAAGTCACGTTGGAAGATAATTGACCACCACCTGTCATTCCAGTCCCAGCAATAACTTGACGAGTAGTTGGAACACCCGTTACTTCAAGAAGATCGCCAGCACGAATCTGATAGCTGACACCTTGATAAGTGAAAAGCAAAAGACCATCTGGCGATGCCACTGGCGCATTAGGTAGCTGAGTTACCCTACTGGGTATTAAATTACTGGGCACATCAATTGTCATTTAATTCATCCTCAGAAACTTGTTGCCATCTTCAGTAACGATAAATTCATCGCCAGCTTCTTGAATGACTCCAGATGGTCGCGTAGTCACACTAGTATCTGGTCTGTTAAATGGTAAAACTATTTGATCCGGGCGTCTAGGAGGAAGCAAATAAGGATCTAATCTGTCTTTATCAGCCTCACACACCATCAGCCCAGGAAAGTTTGGATCAGGAGAAAGTTCGGCCAGTAAGAACTTACATGAGCATCTAGCACATATTGCTATACCGAATGTAGGTTGCCCTCTCGGATCTAGATAGATGCTCACGCAGTGTATGCTCCTATCCCTGGGTTAATCTGAATTGCAGATCCATCGTTGTCTCCGTCCCAAGCACGTTGTACGCTTGCTGCAGCTCTAGCTTCAAGCATTGGCATAAGTTGAGCATCAGCAGAAGGTGTTTCAGCGCAAACCCTAGCAGCCAAACCATTAATAATGGCTTCCATCCAGCGGTTAGGTATCTCAACTTGTTGCTGTAAGTTGTCTGTATCCATGATTTGACGATGTCGCCAGAGTACCAATTGAAACTTTTCAGAAGCTGCATTGGGTGCTGGCCATAAATTAACCACAGGTTCTGGCAAATCACGCTGGTAGTAAAAACTGCTTGGACGACCAGAAAAGACTAAATTACTTTGATTAACATAATTATCTCTGCTCAATAGACCAAGAGGGATCGCTTGAGGCATATTGCCTAACGTAATTGTGGTAGAAGAAATAGTAGAAGCGCCATCAGTTGGCACGATTCTAAAGTATTGCTTGGCTAAAGCGCCATTAATTTGAGTCCAAGTAATGTTGCCAGCTACTGCTGTCGCATTAGTTGATAGGTTTATGCTGGTCGAAGTTCCTACCGTAGTCCAAGCAGCATTGTCTGAACTAGTCTGAAAAGTGACTGGAATAGACGTTGCAGACCATTTAATTCCAATGAAATTGACGATAGTTGGAGTGGTGAAATTAACTAAATAAGAGGTATTTGTAGATGTGACAGCGCCACTTAGCTCTTGAAGAACATTTAAATTAAGGTTTAAAACGTCAATTGTGCCTTTTGGAAGCGTCACAATCTGATTGTTTTCGTACAAAGGCAGTATTTGCTGCTCTATACACCAAGATGGTGTCCTTATGTTGGCCAGCTCATCAAGCATAAATGTCAGAGAATCAAGAGCGTACTCTTGCATCTCTGAAGTTATTGCTTGAGCAGGCAGGCGACATCTACGGAAAGCGTGATCTACCACTTTCAGTGCATTAAATGTTTTAATTCCGATGTTGCCAGAATAAGCCATATAACAATTCCATATTAATGTAGATAGTATGGAGTGCTGATACAGCAAACCCTATGAAGTGTGGTATTTTTACCAGCTGTTCTTCATGGTGCCCATTTTAGTAAACCCTGATAATGCATCAGAACTTTTAGTTTTACCGCCCTTAGCAGAACCTTTAGTTGCCATGCCGCCTTTAGCATAACCTTTGGTTTTCATGCCGCCTTTGGTTTTCATGCCACCTTTGGCATAGCCTTTAGTCTTCATGCCGCCTTTTGAGTAACCTTTAGTCTTCATGTCATATCTCCTATTTACTTTCTCTACGCAATCGAGTCATCTCATCACGAGCGTTTCTTTCACGCGATCCGACACGAGCCATCTGGGCACGTTTGTCTTTTCGCTCTGCAGCGTCATTTGATCTACGCCCTTCAACCCGGCGCATTTCATCAGCTGCATTATCTTGATTACTAATAACACGAGATTCTTCATCACGAAGGTTTCTCATGCCGCCACGACTCATTTTCGCTGGTGCTGCAGACTTTGTAAAGCCAAAGTCAGAAGGGAAGTTAAAATCTTTGACATATTTAATAGTCATCAGTAACCTCCACCTGAGTTGTTGATGTACACCGTGATGGTCGCGCCAGCAGTGAATGAGTTAACTCTAAGCATAATCGCTCGACAACTTTCGCCACCTGCAGCCAAAGCATTAGCTGTAGCGGCGGCAAGGCCAGTAATTGGCATTCCGATAGACGTATAGACCGCATCTCGCTCTGGAGCATCAAAGATATTCGCAGGAGTTTGGAACACGCTATAATTTATCGTTCCAGTAACGCCAACCATAACCATCGGGGCAGACATCGTGTTTTCTAGATTGACCCAGTAACCGACAGCTTCAGACAATAAACCTACCGATAATACTTTAGTAGCCATAGTGGCGCTAGGCTGTATAGTTTCAACAGTAAGGAAGAACTGAGTACCACTCACTGTTGCTCCGCTTGCAGGGCCAGCTGCGATCACTTCAGTCTGGGCAGCGCCGTTGGCGTTAGTCCCAACAATAGTGAATGCAATACCTGCCAAGGTGGCCTGAACGGGAGCGGTCAATGTCACTCTATGAGCAAGCCCATCAAATGTGCTGGTTGTTTGTACGGCAACCGCCGCACCGGTACTCGTCAGTCCGTTCCCATTGAACCAGATTGGGGAAACACCTGTTGGCGTCAATGCACCTATTTTAACTGGACGCATAATTTACTCCTCTAAGTTCAAAAACCTATGCAACACGAGTAAACGTGTACGCTGTTGCGCTAGAGAACATAAGAGTAAATTTAGCTTGACCAGTCACGCCAGCAGGAATTGTTTTAAGACCAGCACTGGCAGCAACGGCAGCACCTAGGGCTGATATAATACCATTTGTGGCAACTGCGATAGTTACTACGTTAGCACCTGCGGTGTTATCAATGTACAAGTCAAACACTGTACCCTTTGATGCGCCTAACTTTGTACCCAATAAGGTACCAGTAGGCAATGTTAGAGTAGTGGCAGCAGCCGAAGTAGAGGTGATGTATCCTGAAGCAACCTTATCTGCCGTCAGTGTGGCAGTAGAGTTTGCTGTTACAGCTACATGCGAATAGGTAGGATTAACTATCTTACCGCCGCTGATGCTGCCCGTTACGTTACCGGTTACGTTACCGGTTAAATTGCCAATAAATCCGTTGGTCGAAGTTACTGGTCCAGAAAAAGTTGTATTAGCCATGATAAAATCCTCACATGCGAGTTAAAAGAGGTTGCTGTCTGCATGTCGTCAGCCGAAGCTGTCAGCAACATTAATTGTCCCTAACTTTGGAAGGGGATCAACCAAAGTTAGGAACGGTACTTACTTACACACCTGCTGTACCGAATACGGCACGCGGATCAGTCCAGCCTACTGTGTAACGCTCAGTGGCTTTATAGCGCATTGAGTCAGTTGCAAAGTCGCCTTCCATTGATTTCTCAAGACCGCGACGCATTAGAAGTTTTAATCCTTCTGGAGCGTCAGTTTGAACCCACCAAGCAGTGTTAGAAGTAATACGAGACATGTTAGCCTGACCATCTGCTAATAAACCCATTGACTTAACTGGGTTAATGTCGTTGTCAGCTGTTCCAGACTTCAATACTGATTTAAGCAAAGTTTCCGCTTGGAAAACATTACTTGGTCCAGTGATGATCTTAGTTGGAGTCAAACGAATACGCTTACCATTGTTATCAACAGCGTTGCGGATTTGAATGAGCATCTGCTCAAGTGAAGTCTGAGACAGAACAGCAGCAGTAGTAAGCTGGTTGCTGAAACTACCTTGCACAATTGGGTGAGCAGTGTTAGTCAAAGAACGACCATCGCCACCAACGAATGCTGCGTTAAACGCACGATTCAATACATTGGCAGTTAATGTTTCTTTTGTCTCAATCAAAGATTGCGCCAAATGCTTGGCGT